CGTTAGTAGTAGGGTTAATGTTATTGGCAATTTTCCCTTCTGGGTCCATTACATCTTCAGTTTCTTTTACAAGAAGATTTACATCACCAGTAGCTTTACTAAAAGCCATTCCTAACGCGCCACCAAGCAACATTGCGCCAGATATATTTACAGCAGATTCGCCATAGGTTCTAGTTAATTGTGACTCATGCAAAGCGGCCTCTTGTACTGCAGTTTCTGCCGCTACTAATGATCCAGTTACTGCACCATTTTTTAAAATACTGTTACCCACTCTGTAGGTATTTTTTACTGCTCCCCCAATAACTAACAACGATATAGGATCAGCTATCATAATAGGCATACCAACAAGAAAAGACATAGCCCCACCATCAGCCATAACCTTTCGATCAACACGTTCTCGTGATACTTGTCTTCTTACTGCTTCTACTTGTTCGTCACTATTAGCTACGCTAACGTAATTCATAAACTCAGAATCAAGACGTTCCTCGTTAGATAGAATTTTAAAAGGGTCGTAATCGTTTGTCCTAACACTAGGCAAATTAGGTTCTTCATTAAGAATAGACCCAATAATATTTTCTTGTCGCCAGTAAGCGCCAGCTATGTTACCAATAGAAGGATCGTTATCAGCCTCAACCCTTGACGCATATGCTTTGCGTGGGGCCGCGATTGTTCCTGTCTCTGTTACAAATGGCATTTAATTACCCTTTTAACTCTTTAAGCTTGCCTTTTTGATCAGCGGCTTGTAAATATTTTGCTATTGCAAAAACTGAATTTACAGTATGGTCTAATAAAAATTCGTTTATTTCTTCGTCATTCATTTCTAATATTTCATTCTTAGATTTTCCTAATAATTTCTCTGCTTTTTTACCAATTAACCCAGACGTATTAACAATATCTTTAGCTGTTTTTGGCTCAATTTGGAATGCTCCTCTAGCGGGGCCTCCCCCTCCTTGTATCAACCGTGTGCCTGCACTGCTTTCATGTTTAGCCGTTCCAATTAATAATTCTCTAAGATAAGATTGATTATTAATTCCTTTATCACCTTTAAACGCAGGTAAAACTTTATCAATTGCTTCAATAATATTGGCAGGTAATGTTAATTGTTGATCTGCTATCCATGATTTTATTTTTTCAGGGTCACTTTCTGTTTGATACAAAGATCCCCATGTGTTTGATTGTCGATCCGCTTTTACCATATCCATAGTATCCATAGGGTCAGGACTTTGACTTTCAATAAAATCTACAAATTGATCTTCAATTTTTTGATTCTCTTCTCGCTTTGCAGTAATTCTTTCAACGTATCTATCACTTGCTTCTGTGATTCCTTTCATAGCAGGCGCAAGAGATGGTCTTCTAATTTGCGGAACGATTCCTTCTGGTGGAGTAATTGCGGCTTCAACTACTGCTCCTGCACCTCTAACAATGCTTGTTAAACCGGATGTAACCGCTTCTAAGGCACTTCCGTCTGCAATCTGGCCAACGCCCCTTCCTATAAGCGCAAAAGGGCTGTTGCTCTTAATAATGCGTTGCTGTGGTCCGTCTTGTCCAAGCCATTCTATATAAGTTTCTTCAGCCATTGCCATAGCATTTTGTGCGCTATATCCTTGTTCTTCATAAGAATTTCTAAAATTAACTTCTACTTGGTGCCGCCCTCTTGCCCAATTATCAGATGTTGTATCTTTTGCTATTTCTCTAGCTACGTCTGCATTGGCATCCATAATGGCTTGGTTAGCAGGTTGCATAATAGTTTGCTTAGTTTCTCCGTCAGGTATAGGACTCCATTGGTTTGTTACTCTGCCAGAACTATCTACAATAAGCGGAGACATAATCGTTCCGTCTTCTTTTAAATAAGAAATAGCATAAGATGGTTGTCCCAAGCTAGTCCCTTGAGAAGCTTCTTTGGCGGTTCTAATGTTAGACGTTAATATAATTCCATTTTTGGCTACTACTTCGTCTGGAAACATTGCCTGCAATTCTTCATGAGCAATGTCCCTAACCCAAGATACATCTTTATTTGGACCTACGCCATAAAACCCATTTGGGTTATGTTTCATTAAACCAAAGCCATTAGCATTAGCATCGTTTGACCAATTAGCACTTATCATTTTTAATGCAGTTTTTCTTGCAGTAGCGTAATCTTCTGTACCTGCAAGATACAGTTGTTTAGATAGCTTAATGTAGTCAGCTTCCATCTCGTCATAAGCCAAAGGATCAGTTTCAATAACGTCTGAGCCAACAAAAGGAATAATGCTGTTATCACCAAATGCTTGTTGCAATTCTTGACCAATTAAATCAAACGCAAAAGAACCTATGTCAGAATTTAGTTCTGCATTTCTTCGTTTAACTGTGTCTGCACTTTGCGGATCATAAATTTTTCTTGCTCTAGCTATAGCTTCTAAAGGTTCTGCACCGTATTCAATTGCTGTATTTACCGTTAAAGCGTATGCAATCTCTTGATTAGAAAACGCAGTTGTATTTATTCCTTGCTGTCCTAGAATATCGTCTATGTATATTGAGGCAAATTTAATTGCTTCTGGATCTCCACTATTCAAAGATGCCATTATGTCTTGTTTTTGCGCGGTTGGAACGCGTCCTACAATGTTTGCAAAATCTACATAAGCGGCTGATAACTGATTAGGGTCAGTAATATTTTGAGCCTGCGGTAAAAAGCTTTCAGTATAATAAACGTTTACGTCTTTATCTGGTAAATTATAACCAACCGGATAACCAGTAGCGTTTTGACTTATAAAGTTTTCTACATTTGTAATGGAATCAATTTTATTTTGCTGTGCTTTGCTAATTGTATTGGCGGCTTTAAGTTCTGCGCGCAGTTTGTTTGTTGCTGTTTCTGCTTTTTTAATGACTTGATATCGCTGATCTACAGTAAGATCCATTTCAATATCAAAGTCTTTTAAATTAGCTATTAGTTCGTCTGATTGTCTAAGTTTTTGAGGATCAGTAAGCATTGGGTTTTGCAGTACAGCTTGATCTATTTGAGCAAAAGATGATGTAACATTAACTTGGCTTTCAGCTTCACCAATAAAATTGTCGCGAGTTTCAATGGTGCCAAACAATTCGTTGCCATCAAGAAAATCTTTAAGATCATCAATAGCAAGAGTTGAATCAACTTTATTGTTATTGCCTGCAGACAAAAGCGCGGTGTTTACAAGATTTTGAGCAATATTACTTTCTGCTTGTTGTCTTTCTTGAAAAGCAATTCTAGCTTCGCCTAAATCATAAAATTGTGTTAATGCTCTTTCTTGTATCATAAACTGGTCAGAAAGGGCAATTTGTGTATTTTTAGGAACGTTTGTAGCCCCAAGCATTGGCGTAATAACATCACGGTAAGCTTGCATTCCTGCTTCTCGATCTGTCGGAAACTCTGCAATTACTCTATTTGCGCTCATTTCTCCTTCGGCTAAACTACCTGCAACGTAAGTTTTTTGTGCAGTTTCATTTCGTTCTGCCGCGCCAATAAAAAATTCACTTCTATCTTCAAACCCTTCCCCGCTAGTTAATGCTTCAGTGCCAATTTCTGAGCCTTTTGCCACGCCCCTTTCAACGGCTTTTTGATTTCCATAGCCAATAGCTAAGTCTTGAAGTTCTTTCCCCAATCCCGCAAGTTGATTCATGTTATTCATAGCACCCGAACCTACTGCACTAGGTTCAAATCCACCAAAAAAATCTATTCGTTTTTGTGCCATTATATAATCTCTTTATGTTTCGCCATCTTTTTCTCCACCGCCTAGTCTTGCAATAGATACGGCCGAACCTGCTATACTACTTAATGACGAAAGATTAGCATTAGTTCTTGCTAAACTTCCTTGCCTTCTCATTTGAGCTTGTCTTAAGCGAGATGATAACGCTAATGTTTGTTCACTTGACCCAATATTTTTAGCACTAGTTAATGCAATACTAGCAGGAGTACCTTCTCCAGATTGTCCATCAGCCGCCATAGATGCATTGTTAGCCGCAAGCACACGGCCTAATTCTTGTTGACGCTCTAATGCTCTAGCTTGAGCCGCAATTTTTTCTTCTTCGGCCCTACGTTTCATTGACTCTTGTTCGGCTTTGGCTCCTTCTTGCATTCCATATACATTTACAGCCGTACTCACCGCTATTAAACTAGCTGTTACAATAAATGACATTTAAATATCCTCTGGCTCTAATATTGCTTTTTCTATTTCTTCTACACTAGTAAGTTCTGTAGGATGAAACGTTACCCAAACACAATCTGTTTCAGCGTATATTACACGCTTTGTTTGCGGGATTGTTTCTCCCATAAACGGAGCCTCTATATCTAATGTCCCAAACTGACTTGCTACTTTGCATTTACCTTTTACTACAGTATATAGGTGACGAGTTTTGTGCAACGCACCAACTAAACAAACTCCTGCAGGTATAAATAATTCTCTAGCGTACAAGCCATCACTAAAATGGTGTTTTGCCTCTAATTCTACCTGCTTTTCTTTTAACAACAATGCTTGCATTCTGTAAACATCATCTTGCGTAGCAATTTCATTCATGATGATTCAACATAATATTCAATAGCTTGCAATTGAAAAGGGGTTGGATCTGGCACAGTAATTACTGGAGCAACTTCTATTCCCCAACCGTTGCCACCATTATTGTTTTCAATAATACCTGACTGAATTGGTAGGTTATTACCTAAAGGTGAAACTGCGGCTGTTCCAAACTCTCTTATAGGCACAGGATTCCCATCAATAAATACGCCTGCTGACTTATAAACTCTAGCGTTAATATTAGAAATTTTCTTTTGTCGCATTTGATTTTGGCCGTTAACGCTTCTGGCTCCAGTAGTTGCTATTGGCATAGGTTTAACAGTTACGTTAAAGTTAAAACCAATTTCAACGTCAATAAAACCTGCAACGGGATTGTCTAATATAAATTCTCTTTCTGCTGAACTTATATCAATGTATTCTTGCCCTCCAAATACTTTTACTACTCTGTCTGTTAGCTTGTTACCCCTAGCAACAACATTAACCGTATCACCAACCAAATAATTTGCTCCTAGATACAAAGCAAAATCTGATACCGGCCCCACCTGTAGGCTGTTTGGGTTTGTAATCAATGTTGATTCATCCATCAAATGGTCAAAACTCCACTTAACAATTGAATATCGAGTGTCAGTAGCTAATGGTCCTTCACGCTTGTTAACTAAAAACAACTCAGTCGCAACTACAGAAACAGCTTCTATCTTAATAGGATAAACACTATTAGTATTGCCGCTAATCCATTTAGTGTAACCATTAATATCTTGCGACCGTAACGTATTAAGAATTGCGGCAGTGCCGTCTTGGTTAATTATAAATACCCAATTGGCATCTTCTGATTTTGTACCAGAAAGTATGCCTAAGTCTTTAGGTTGGTCAATAAGTTGAGAAGACAACACAGAAATATCATTACTAATGTAAGCGTCTTCATTAAAACTAAACAAGTATTGCCTTAAAGTTTTCCCATTAGCGTCTACAAATAACGTAGCACCGTCTATTGATTGAACTTCAATATTTTTTGCGCCATGCTGTGTTTGTGACGAAATTACAATGTCGCTAGGCGTAGTTCCTTTTACCAAAAACTCTGATCCGGTTGTAAATACTTGTAACCCTCTGTCTGGATTTATGTCTACAATTTCAGTTAAACGTCTAGCAGAGATTGTTGTGAATATCCCTTCATCGTCATCACCTTCTTCGGTATAAAAATCAAAGAAAGATCCTGATCGCGAACCAAATAAACTTTGTATTTTAGATTTAGTCCCGCCTAACCAAAGCCTGCCGCTAAAAAACGCACCCATACGCGGGTAGCCTCGATTAGCCGACCACACATCTTCTTTACGAGGTGATCCTTGTTGGGCTAATTGAAAACCAATTGTAGGAGGCGTAGCTGTGTCTCCTGTAGTTGCAAAGCCAGACCACAATACAAAATCTTTTGTTGATTCTCCAGAAACAGTAACCCTTGCAGTTGGATTAGTTACTGTTCCAGTAACAGCTACAGCTATTCCTGTAGTTCCAAAAATCGGCATATCTTGCAAATTAATTTGCATGTTGTTAGCCAATGTAAGAGAGTTATTGCTAAACGTAATTGTTTTACTAATTACAGATTCAACATCAATTTGAAAATTATCGCCTTCTTTAAAATTTGAAAACGCAATATCAATTATATAGTCTACAGGAATAGGACTTTGCGCGTCATTGTAATCGTATTGCGGAACATTAAGCCAAGGAATAGTATCACTAGACCAAACAAGAGGGGTTAGTGATTGCCTAATAATCCTATGCGATGGTACGTCTGGGTGAAACAGTAACATTACATTTTCTGTTTGTACGTCCCGTACCTGAGAAACTTGATTAGATTTATAAGGTACTGCAAGGTTTGCAACAAGATTTACATTAAAAGGGCTATTTGTGTCTATAGTGTATATTGCTAAATTTCCTAAAGGTACGCCAACAAGATTATCTCCACCTGTTAAAACGCACAAATAGTTTTCGGTAGTTGAAATACTAAACTCAAATAACTTAACTTCTGAAGCAAGGCCGCCATTATAAAAACAATTAAAGTCAGTAAGTTGTATGCCTAAATTAGCAAGGTTGTCTCCAGTGCCTGCATTTTGATCTCCGGATCTAATTAATCTTACATATTTAACGTCAGCAAATTCAGTTATGCTTGTGTCAAGGCGAACTCTAAATGTTGTTGCATCTTTAGTGCAATTAAATGCCCGCGCTGTAGCCCAATTTATATTATCTTTAGAACACTCTACCCGTAATTTTGCTAATAGATTAGTAGTGCTAGGCGCGCCTGCTAAATCTGTTAATTTGCAATTTTCAACTTGAATGTAAACAGGGTATTGAGTGCCACCTGATAAATCATATTCAGCAACAATAAATTCGCCATTAAATTGAGTACCAATAATTCCCACTTCCGTGGTAGTCATAGATGTGGCAGGGTTAAGATCGTTAATTACTGCAGTAGTACTATTAATAGGATTAGTTACTCCAACTACACTTGAAGCAGGAGCCGGATCTGTGTCTTGATTTTTTGGGATGTTTTGAGCAACGTCAATATGTTGTGTTCCCGCTCTACGTTTTACACCGCCTTGCGTAACAATTAAAACATTGTCGGCTTGTTGCATCCCAGTATAGTATTGGTCAAGATCTGTACGACCTAAAACTAATGGCGACAATTCGCCAGATACAAAACTAGACTGATTAAAAGTGCTTCTTGGCATTTTAGTACCTAGTGTTTACAAACGGAGCAGAACTTAAAGGAACAACTGGATATTGTTGAGAATCAGTATATCTTGCCATACGAGAAGCATTATCATATTGAAAAGCATTTGCTTCCATTGAGGCGGCACTATCTCTAATAGCCGGAGCAAAATCCATAGCTAAACGGTATTGAATCATTTGTTGAAAATAAACAGGCCATTCAGATTCGGGAGCATTGTAAATATAATCAGCATACACCGCTCCATTCATGTTGGTGTATACCTGCTGACCAAACAAAGCATAGTTTGATCTAGGATTAATTTTAATAAGAAAAAGAAGATCAGCGGGAAGTTCGTAAATTGCATCCCATTCGTTACCTGCAGGAGTATTAACAGATAAACTTAACTGTGCAATTTTTCTAGCAAACCCCCAACGAAATTTAGTCATCTCCATTTGCACGATGTTGTCATATAAATTGTTAGCAACAGTTTGTGCGCGAGAGTTTCCTGATAAACTAGTAATTGGCAAATCACCAATCAAAATCAGGGCGTTAGAAATTAATTGGATCTTACTAGACATAACGCTACCTTTAGCTTAATAAGCTTTTTAATAAAAAGGGGGGCGAACCCCCCTTAGATGTTACGCAGTTACTGCATCGCCAGTAGCGGTAGTAATGCTAGAAGCAGAATGCGCGTCTACATATGTAATGTAAACAGTAGGAGTAGAAGTATCTACTACCCAAACACAATCGCCTTTAGCCATTTCTGTAATTGCAGGTTTAAAGTAATCGTCTGCGCCCACTACAGAATATGCTTCTGCTGAAGTGTGCATCCAAACGGTTGCTCCATAACCTGAACCACCAATGCGAGATAAATCTTTTCTTGCAAAAGCCATGATAATTCTCCTTATACGTTGTCTTTGTATTGAACTTTAACAACACCTTCAGCATCACGGACAGCCGCGCCTGCTTTAAGCATTCCATTACACAACCAAGAAGTTCGCTCTGCAATCCAATCAACAGAAGTACGAATATCAATACCGATTGCAAGACCTACTGCTTCACGTTGGTAGAAATATGAATCTACTACGTTTGCGGCTACCGAAAGACCACCTTCACGACCAACACGGTTTTCCAAAGTAATAAACTGGAATCCACATAGAGAGTTAATGTCACCGTTTACAAGTGCTTTAACATTCTGGTAATCAAAGTTAGTTGCTTTCTCGTCATTCAACAAACCTTTAAGTCCGTCAGCATTAATAACAGCAAACAGATCACGGTTGTCTACACCTTTTCCACGCAAGTTAGTTTGCGCTTCAATACATTTAGCGATAGTTAGACCAGTACCACCATCAACAACAGTTGATCCAACAGCAACAGCATCTAGCTCGTCAATAATTAGCTGATCGCTTCTACGGCCAAGTGCGCCTGCAATTGTGCTTGCAAGTTCATTTCGCTCATCAAAGTTTACATCGGCTTGATCAAATACGTCTGTGTATTCTGGAGCATTCCAGTTTTGCAGAGTAGCGGTTTTGAATTGGTGGTTAATGTCCATAGGAGTTACTAGATCAGAAGTAGACTTCTGGTTAGCTAGACCACGACCCATTAGACGGAATTTGTAGGTTTCACCTACAACATTGTTGCGTAGCGTAACAGACGGCTTGAGTAGCCCCTTGTTCGCATATGCGTGTTTTACCATAGAGTCAAATTCTGTGACTGCTACGGACGATAGAAACTTACTCATAAGAATTTCCTCGAAAAAGAGTAATAAAATAAAATAGTTTTTTCAAGGTTGGAACTGAGTACCCAGTAAAAATGGTCAGTCGATCAACCTAAATTTACTGGGCTATAGATATAGGTATCCAGTTTTTCAATTATACCTTTATTTTCAGTGGTTTACAATTACACCTTTCCTTCAAAAGATGCCATCATTTTCTGCAGTTTTTGTTCATGTGCCGCACTTGTAATTCTTAGCAATTGACCGCTATCGTCTTTTCTAAACATTTCAGTTTCAACATTAGCCCAAGTAAGCCCTTCAGGATGAACACCGCCATCAATAGGTAACGCTGTTTCA